GCACGTGTGCGAGGTGCAAGAGAAGGCGCGGGAGTTCGTGACCCGGGCACAGCTGGAGAGTCCGATGAGTGCCCTGCTGCTGACCGACAGCAAGGGGCAGCATAAAGACAACAAGCGGAAGGCGCAACGTGCCCTGGTCGAGGATGTGGCCTTTGAGGAGGTGGGAGCCGTCGAGAAGCCTGCCAAGGCGAGAGCGATGGAGGATATCTGGGACAGGCTGTGATGGAGGTTGAGGGGTTGTCCGCCGAAATCGGCGGCCAATTGATATGGGTTTAATGGGCGGAATGGGTTTAATGGGCGGAATGGGTTTAATGGGTGATTAAACAGAGATTATAATTCAAACCAAAACATATTCAAAATGACACAGAAAATCGACAAAAAAGGCATTGTGGAGGCGTTGAAGGCCTACACGGAACGGAAGGGTGGCCAGAACAAGGCCGCGAACTCAATCAAGGGCGTGAGCCCGGCGACGCTGAGTCAGATGATGGCCGGGGCCGTGCCCGGCCAGGGCGATAAATGGGACCACATTTCGGATGAGATGTGGAGGAAGGTGGCGCGGGCCCTTGGGGTGTCCGCCGAACTCGGCGGCCAGGGGAAGGTGTGGAACACCGCGGAGACTGCCACCTACCAGCAGGTGCACGCGCTGCTGCAGGCGGCGCAGGAAGAGGCGCGGGTGATGAGCCTGACGGCCCCGGCCGGCAGCGGCAAGACGTATGCCGCCAAGGAGTACGAGGCGAGCCACCGCAATGTGTACCGCCTGATGTGCGACGAGTTCTGGAGCAAGAACGACTTTGTGGAGGAGCTGCTGAGGGTGATGGGCGAGAAAGCCGACGGGCTGACGAAGAGAGAGAGGCTGCGCCTGGCGTGCGACGTGCTGAGCAGGAAAGAGCAGCCGCTGCTGATATTCGACGAGTTCGACAAGCTGGGGGACAACGTGTGGGGCTTCTTCATCACCCTCTACAACCGATTGGAGGAGCAGTGCGGGATGGTGCTGCTGAGCACCGACTACATAGAGAAGCGTATGCGTATGGGTTTGAAGTACCAGCGCAAGGGCTATCCGGAGATATTCAGCCGTCTGGGGAGCCGTTTTGTGGGACTGGACCGGGCCGACTACGAAGACGTGAAGGCCGTGTGCGAGGCCAACGGGCTGACTGACGAAGCCGTGATAGAGGATATCGCCAGGAGTGCCGAGGGCGACCTGCGGAGGGTGCGCCAGCTGGTGTTTGCACAAGGAAGGAAGAGAGGATGATGGGTTTAATGGGTTCAATGGGCTTAATGGGTAATTAGTTATGCCGAGGAAGAAGCACAAGATATCACCGCGGGAGCTGGCCAATATGGAGCGGCGGGTGCTGCCCTTCGAGGGGGAGTGGGAGCGCTTTATGGGTCAGCCCGAAGACCGTGGGGTGTGGCTGATATGGGGGCAGAGCTATAACGGCAAGACGCGCCTGGTGCTGATGTTGACGAAATACATAGCCGAGTTGGGCGAGAAGGTGGCCGTGGTGAGCCTGGAGGAGGGAGACGGGGCGAGTATGCGCCGGGCGTTCCGAGAGGCCTGTATGGAGGCTGTGAACAACCGTGTGAGCCTGTGGGTGGAGATGGATGTGGAAGACATCAAGAGAGAGCTGCGGAAGCAGCGGAGCCCGAAGGTGGTGGTGATAGACTCGCTGCAGTACCTTGGCATCAACTACAAAGGCTACAAGCAGCTGAAGGAGGAGTTCCCGTCGAAGCTGTTTATCCTGGTGAGCCACGCCAACGAGAAGAACCAGCCCAAGGGAGCCACGGCGGAGCAGGTGAAATACGACGCTATGGTGAAGATCCAGGTGAGCCAGTTCCGGGCGAAGGCCAACAGCCGCTATGGCGGCGGCGAGGTGCTGACGATATGGGAGGAGGGGGCAAGGAGATGCCCGGCCGGGGCGGAGCTGGAGAGCGACGGGGCTGACGGGCAGGATGGGCCTGATGGGCCTGATGGGCCTGATGGGCTTAATGGGTTTAATGGGTTTAATGGGCAGAACTATAACACAGAGAACAATGGAGACCAAGACAACGAGACCCGTGCCCGGGCAGGGCAATAAAAAGGGGCAGCTGATACGGAAGCTGCACGTGCTGCGCGGTGCCGCCGGTATGACACAAGAGGAATACGAGGCGCTGCTGGGCAGCTATGGTGTGGAGAGCTCGAAGGAGCTCGAGGAATGGCAGCTGGAGAAGCTGGTGGAGTTCCTAAGCAAACAGACAGACAGCGAGAGGCGCGACCTCGACGTGCAGCGCAAGCGGCTGCTGGCGGCGGTGTGTGCCTTCTGCGAGGGCACCGTAGGCAAATGGGAAGTGATGGACGCCAAGGCCCGGATATGGTACGCCAAAGGCGTGGCCTGCCGTGCTGCAGGGATGGAGGCTTGCGACAACAAGGGCCGCGACAACTTCAACCGCCTGAGCCTGGAGCGGCTGAGGAGCCTGACCTACGCCTTCCAGAAGCGGAAGAGAGATATGGACAGCGTGGTGGAAGCCGTGCTCAGCATATAAACCAACAGATGAAACAAACCAAAATCTAAACCGATGAAAAAAGAGAAGATCTACATAGCGGGGAAGGTGACCGGCGACCCCTGCTACAAAATGAAATTCAACGCCGGTGTGGAGCGCCTTGTGGAGCTCGGATGGAAGCGCGAGGAGATCGTGAACCCTGCGCAGCTGATAGACGAGGGCACGCCGTGGCTGAAGGCTATGTGGAAGTGCCTGCGGCTGATGAGGAAGTGCGGATGGGTGGCGCTGCTGCCGGACTGGAAAGAGAGCACCGGGGCCCGGATAGAGCGCCTGGTGGCGAGGGTGACAATGAAATGGATGATATATATATACCCGATGGACAACAAAAGAGAACAACCCAAAAAATAGCAAAGATATGGCAAACAAAGAGATGGTCGCAATGACCGCAGAAGAGAAAGCCCAGTTTGAGGCCTTCCAGAAAGAACAGGCCCGCAAGGCCAAAATCGAAAGCAAGCGCGATATGCGCAAGCAGCTGCAGCAGATGGTGGACGAAGAGATGGCCGCCTCGGTGGAAGAGCTGCAGGAGTGCAGCGCGATGATGCAGAGTACGAAGTGCAAGATCTTCGACCGCTTCGACACCATAATGAAGATGCGCCGGGAGATCAACGAAGAGGACAACCCGGAGGGCGACGAGCAGTTCTCGTTCACCTTCACGAGCAGCGACGGTAACCAGCGCCTGCGTATCGGGCACAATATGAACGACGGATACCTGGACCAGGTAGAAGACGGTATCAAGAAGGTGCGCGAGTATCTGAAGACCCTGGCGAAAGACGAAGAGAGCAGCCGTCTTGTGGATGCCGTGATGCGTCTTTTGTCGCGCGACCAGAAGGGCAACCTGAAGGCGAGCCGAGTGCTGCAGCTGAGCAAGATGGCCGCAGACAGCGGCAACGAGACCTTCAAAGAGGGTATGTCGATTATCCGCGACGCCTACCGACCGACCCGCGGGAAGACCTATATCCGCTGCCAGGTGAAGACCACGAAGCTGGACAGCGAGGGCAACCCCGTGCTGGAAGGCGGGGAGCCTGTGAAAGAATGGAGTGATGTAGGGCTGAGTATGGCCGAAGTGTAACCCTCAAACCCCGACAGCTATGGCAGACGACAAACAAGGCAAGAAACAAGCCGAGAGAGTCACGGCAAAATTCACCGTGGAGCCGAGCAACCACCGAGAGAGCGCTGCGCTGCTGGAGTACGACTGGGTTGAGGGAGTGACCTACGAGCTCAGGAGCATCCGATGGAGCGAGGGGTGTGTGGCCGGAGTGAAGATGGCCACGGTGCGCGAGGTTCCGGTGCGCATCCACTACCAGCCGGGGCTGGCCGTGGACGGCTTCGCCCACTGGGAGAAGGTAGGCTGCAAGATAGTGGACGTGACCAATGCGGACTACAGCTTTGAGCGGTTCTGGGCGCTATACGACTACAAGGTAGGCAACAAGGCGCGAGTGATGAAGAAGTGGAACCTGCTGCCGGAGGGTGACAGGATCCTGGCGCTCGGAGCGATACCGAGGTACAAGCGCTTTGCCGAGGGCAAGCGCATCGACCGCGTCTATCCCGAGACCTATATAGACCAGCGTCGCTGGGAAAACGAATACACCAACTAAACACCGGAGAGTATGAACACAAGCAAAGAAGGCATAGAGATGCTGAAACGGTTTGAAGGCATTGGCGGTAAGCCGGTGCTGAAGGCCTACTGGGACTACAAAGGCTACAGTATAGGCTACGGGCACCTGGGAGCGCAGAAGGGGCAGACGATCACCGCCGAGGAGGCGGAGCGGCTGCTGGTGGCCGACGTGAAGGCCGCGGAGCGTGAGGTGAACGGTATGCAGGTAGCGCTGGAGCAGTGCCAGTTTGACGCTTTGGTGAGCCTGGTGTACAACATAGGCAGCGGGCAGTTCAGGAGCAGCACCGTGCGGAGGCTGGTGAGGGAGAGCCGTGAGGCGAGAGAGGCGCTGGAGAAAGCCTGGTTTATGTGGGTGAAGGTGAGAGACCCGAAGAGCCACACATTGAAGACCAGCGTGGTGCTGAGCGCGCGGAGAGCCCAAGAGTGGAATATGTACAAAGGCCAGAAATAAACGACGATTAAAAACCCTTTAAACCCCAGACGAAATGGCAAAAGAGATGAACCTACAGATGGAGCGCAAGACCTGCGCGCCACGGGACAGCAGAGGCGGGCTCGAGAGCCGCCAGCAGATGGACATTGTCAGCAGCCGGTGCGGGACCACCGCACGCTACGGCTGCAAGTTGTGGCACGACGACGCCGGCAGCACAATCCCGAAGGAGACGCCGCGCGAGATGTATCCTGGATATATCGGATAGAGCTGCAGACGATGAAAGTGAAGCTGAAACTGAACCGGGACCAGTACAAGGGCGTTGCGACGATAGCTATGAACTGTTGCAATGCCCTCGCTGGTACCACGTTCCCGGAGGTGCAGTACCGAGACGCCCTGTGGAAGCTGCAGACGCGCATAGCCGTGAAAGTGCCGACGCTGAAGAAGAAGGGGAACACCTTGACGCTTGGGGAGGTGGAGAGTCTGGCCCTGTTCGAGGTTATGGGTGACCTGGTGCACGGCTTCCAGTCTTACGAGCTCGGGCTGGGCTACTGGATCCTGGCGGAGATCGACCGGCAGAAACAGGAGTATGTGGCCCTGATGAGAGCGAACCTGACAGCGAACCTGACGATAAACCAACAACTGCTGAAGTGAGGATATGGCATACAACCGCGTGAACATACTGCGACACTACAAGGCCATTGTAGAAGAGACCGGGGAGCACTACGACCCGGACGTCACCACCTACAAAGGGGTGTGGCGGAAGTATATCTACCCGGTGTACCATATCAGCTACCAGCAGTATATGAAAATCATAAACACGCCCAACCTGGAGGGGAAGCTGGAGGCCGAGGAGAAGAAACACGGCAAATGGAAAGACCCGAGGCAGGGCAAACTGTTTTAAGATGGAGAAAAAGATGGACCCAGAAAACGAAGAGAGCCGCTGGTATGACGGCCTGATAGAGATAATCTGCGCCATAGCGATATTTGCGGCGCTGATCTATGCGCACTGCGGATAGAGAGTGTCAATAATCACAGAAACAGGAGGGGCGGCCGAAATCGGTCGCCCCTTTGTCATTGGTCCAGGAGAGAGTCGAGGTATCGGTCCACATTCTCGGTGATGATCTCCTCGACCGCGCGGTCCACCGCCGGGTGGTCGCCGATGAACTGTCGCTGTGGTATCTCGATGTAAGAGCCGACGCGCATTTTGCCGATAGCCTCATAGACGGACTTGTGTGTCTCCTTGTACTTGTGCCAGGCCCAGGCCTTCATACGTGCGGTGACCTGTATGCGACCGCCCTCGTTATGTATAGCCGCATAGGGTGCGTCGGAGGATATCTCGACGCAGTCGGAGTGGGCGGTGCCGGTGATGCTCTCGCGGAGGTCGCCGGAGTCGATGAGGCCGTGTGGCGATGGTTTCCACTTTTTATCAAAGAAAGCCTTGCGCTCGAAATTGCGCTTGAACTCGTCCTCGAGCTCGACGGCGAGGTCGGAGAGGATGTCGCGGATGAGGTCGTTGTGGGTTTGTTTGGGCATAATGGGGCTAATGGGTTTAATGGGTTTGATGGGTTAGCCGTGGCGGTGCCACGGCCTACGCTTGATAGGAGTTGATAGTTTTTGAAAAATTTTCAAGATTTATTTTGTCAGTTTAAAAAATAGTTGTATTTTTGCAGCCGAATCAGCTGGGAACAACCCACGGTAGCTTTAGCCCGTGGCCGCCTGTTCCCAGCTGGTTTATTTATATAGAATTGCTGTGTTTCTCAATGTTTTAGTTATTGAGTAAAGGCGGAAGAAATGACGTCCGGTTTTCTCGACGAGGTTCTCTTCAACAGCCAAATAAAACACCTCGTTTCCTTCTTTACATTCAAAATAATAGTAGTGTCTGGCCGAAGGTTTCTGAGCTATTTTTATATTGGGTTCATGAGCCACGAGGGTGGCATCCTTGAGCACGTCCTGAAGCTTTGCCGAGAGTTCCTTCCAGAGGAAGTTCTTGTTGTTGGCGATATCGTTGGCGATGTGCTTTTTTGTCTTGGAGTCGAATAGGATATCCACCTCTTCCCCATTGATGATTTTGGAGACGGGCGGCTTGGACTGGAATACCTTAAGGTTCTCGACAGCCGTTTTGCGCAGAGTATTGTCGGCTGCAACCTTTTCAACGGCGGCGGTGATGGTTTGGCGGTCGGCCTGTGGAACCTTGTAGTAGGGGTGGCGAGGCGGGAAGAGTGTCTCCTGGGCGCCGGGGTTGAAGCGGAAGATGGCGGCGCGGTTGTTGCCGTGCTTGTCGAGGGAGGTGGTGGCACGTTCGCCGGCAGCCATAGCCTTGTCGTGGTCGGAGGGGGTGTATTTGGAGCGGCGGACGCGGACGGCCGTGCAGCGGCAGTTCCAGCCGTTGGGCGGGAAATATTCAGCCCAGAAGGGGTCGTCGAACGGCAGGGTGATATCGTGGAGCGGGCGGTGGTCCTCGCGGACGCGCTCGTCGCCTGCGGTGCGGTACTGGAGATAGTAGCGGTCGGTGTCCTTCGAGAAGCGCTCCCAGAGAGCTGCAGAACGTGAGGAGTGGACCGCGAAATTATACTCAGCCCGGAGGTAGTTGACGTTATAGTCCTGATTGATGGCCTTGACCTCGCGCATAAAGGTGTCGAAGGGTGTCTTGACGCCATCCTTGGAGAGGAGTCGTGATACCGCCGACAGTTCGGCGTGGGTCTTGAAGCCGGAGAAGATGAAGGTGCTGCGCTCGAGTTTGGCGCGCATAGCCGCCGGCATATCGGCGCTGGAGACAGTGCTGCCGGCTGCGTGGCCGAGAGCCGAGGCGATCTCGGAGACGAGAGGCGAGATGTCGGGGTTGGAGAGCATAGAGGGGTCGTAGGATCCGCGGGTGTGGACAGCTGCCGAGGCGCGGTCGAAAGCCTTGGATATGCGTTTCAGTGCCGAGTCGTCGAGCGAGAGCTGAGCCGACGTGTCGTCGGGTGCCGACAGTTGGCGCCGTTCCCACTCAGCATAAAGGAAATGGAGGGCGTAGTCAATGGGTGCCGAGGCGATGCCTCGGCTTACGCGAAAAAATCGGAAACTTCGGCATTGCGGTAGCCGAGGAGGTTTTCACGGCGTGGGTTGTCCTTATCGAGCGGCGTGCCATAGAAATTCTCGATATAGGCAGGGTCGAGGTTATAGCCGGCGTTGAGCAGTGCCTGGTCGATGGTGATTTTCTCGCGGGGCGATATCACCTCGCGGTCCTGAGCTGCGAAAACATAGCCCTCGGGGATGTCGAAGCCGTGGATGCGGAGGACAGGGAAGAGGGTATCGTTGACCCAGTCGGTGAGTTCGGTAAGGTCGGAGGCGTGGACCTCCTTGAGCACCTTTTCGTGGACCTGAGCCTGCGAGAGCGAGGAGCCGTCCTCCATAGTCATAGTCTGGCCGAGGATGCGCTTAGATATCTCGCGGTTGGCGGCGTTGACCTTCTCGAGGTAGATATGGTAGGCGTCGGAGCGGTTGGACTCCTTAATCTCGATATCGGTCTGCTTGTCGAGGATAGCATAGGCGGCCGTGCCCATCGTCTCGAGCCAGGTCTGGATATCATCCTTGTGTTCCTTGGTGTTGATAGCCGTGCGGGCGATGCGGATGGGGAGGCCGAAGATCTGCTCGAACTCGTCCCAGGAGGCCCAGGAGTGGCGCTTGTAGATAGTCAGCGGGGCCACAGACTCGATGAGACCCACGGTGTCGGCGCCGAGGGAAGCATAGAGGAAATAGGCGGGGAACTGGCGGTAGTCGATAGACTTGCCGGTGAGGTCGAGCGGGTTGTTCAGGATGAGGCCGAGTTCCGGCACCACGTTCTCGCGGTGCACGTTGAGGATGGTGCGGGAGGGAGAGGCCAGGTTGTCCACAAAGATGAGCGAGTAGCCGTAGAAGATAGAGAGGAGCGCCTGGCGGAGGATGTCGCGGAACCACTTGCCCTGGATAAGGAGGGAGCGCTGCTCGTCGGTTTTGCCGTTGGCGTCGCGGATGATAAACTCCTTGTTGACGATGGGGAGGATGCGCTGCGTGTCGATAGCGCCTGCCAGGTGGTTGTCGAGGAGAGCATCCTTGTAGAGCTGCTGCTGGTAGTAGGTGATGGGGCGGAAGGGGTCGCGGCGTGCAGTGCGCGCGTTGATCCAGTCGTCGATCTCCTTGCGGAGGAGATTTTCGTAGAGGTGGAAATAGTCGATTGTGATGTGCCGGTCCTGTGGCTGGTTGTCGGTCTTGGGGATAAACTCGGGTTTTTTGTTCTTTTTGCTCATTGTGATATGGGGTTAATGGGGTTTATGGGGTTAATGGGGTTAATGGGTTGAATGGGTTTTATGGGTTGAATGGGTTTTATGGGTGTCAGTAGCGTGAGGTGTATTGTGTGTTGGAGCCGAAGCGGACGTCGCCGGAGGAGGCCTCCTGGCCTTCAGGGGTTACGGCCGGCGGCAGCGTGTCGTCGGCCAGGGAGCCGTCGTTAAGGCTCTCGAGCCATTTGATTGCCGCCTCGTAGCGACGGCCTGCCACCTCGTTTTCCTCGCGTGTGAGGCGGTCGTAGATCTCGAAAATCACTATATCCTTCAGATATTTGAGGATGGTGAGGTGGCGTGCGTTGCCGGTGGCCGAGAAGATGGCGTCGGTGTTGTAGCGGCGCGAGAGGTAGGAGCGCATGAGCGCGATGGACTCGTCGATTATCTGCTCCACCACAAAATCGTTGCCGGCGGTGATTTTCTCGATGGTCGGCATAGCCGCCACCGTTTTGAGCTCTTCTTTAGAGAGGAAACTGTTCATGGGGTTAGGTTTTTTTTGTGGCAGCCGAGCACGGCTGCCTGGTTAATACTTGCTTTTGTGGCAGCCGAGCACGGCTGCCTGGTTAATACTTGCTGCGTTTACGTTTGGCGATGACCGGCTTGAACTGCGGGGAGATATCGACAATGTGCTGTTTGGCGAGGCCGATAGCCTCGGCGAGCGCGTCGGGCCAGTCGTCGTTGATACGCGAGCCCTTCTCGAAGCCGAAGAACTGGAAAGCCGCCTCGTCCCAGTCGGGGTTATTCTTTATAGCCTCGTCGAAATACAGGGTGCCGTTGAAGAGAGAGGCGCCGATGATGGTGGCTATCTTGACATATTTGTCGGTGGTGTTGTGGGTAGGCACCGGGATATAGGCCGAGTGGTAGCGTGCCGCCGCCTCTGCCAGCACAGGCTCGTAGATGGCCTGCTGTGCGACATTGGCGTCGTAGTAGGCGACATAGGAGGCGTTGTGACGTACCACGTCGAGGGAGCCGGTGAAGTGTTCCTGCAGGGCGGCCTCGATGTCGCAGCGGCGGCAGAAGAGACCGATGAGGGTGAGCTTGTTGCCGCGAGCGCCGATGCGAGCCATAGCCTTGGTGTCGCCGGTGCGGGTGTAGGAGAAGTCCCAGAAATCGAGCACCAGGTCGTAAGAGGAGAGCGGGGCGTGCTTAACCCAGCGGATATGCTCAGGCTTGAAGAGGCGGCCCACCTTGACAGGTGTGTTGTAGTATTCGTTGGAGAGGGTGGCGAGGTCGTGGCTGTAGTCCTCGACCTTGCGGAGACAGTATTCCCGGCTGAAGCGGTCCCAGGAGGGGTGCCAGTCGGGGTTGTCGGGCGTGACCTCGTTATAGTAGCGGTCGGTGAGGTTGATCTGATAGAGCTTCGAGCGTCCCTTGGTGATGATGTTGTTGTGGCGGGTGTCCACGTTTTTCATATCGAAGCCCTTGCGTTTGAGCAGTTCGCCGATAAAGCCCTTTTCGACAAAATAGTTGTTGTTGATGATGGTGCGCTCGGAGTTGATGGAGAAAGCCGCCTGGATGTCGCCGGTGACCTTGTTGGCATATTCGATGCAGAGGTCGGTGTTAAGTGCGCGCTTAGGGTCTTCGATGTCGTCCACGGACACATACTCGAGTCGGATGCCGTTGGCGCGGAGGCCTCGGGCAGGCTGGTCGATACCGAGCGACATAAAGGTGCAGCGGTCGGTGGTCTGAAACAGACCGTCGGCCCAGTCGCCGACAGACTTCTGAGGTCCGAAGTCGGCGATGATGCGCGGGTTGGACTCGAGCTGCAGCTGCAGATCCTGGAGCAGCATAGCGGCGCGTTCCTCGTTGGCGCCGACGACGAGGAAGAACTTGCATTTGCCCGTCTGTTTAAGAGCGAGCGGGTATCCGAGGTTGGCGTGGGTCGATTTGGCGCCGCCGCGGAAGAGGGCGTTGAAGATGGTGATATAGTTGTTCTGGTAGAGGTCGCGGTAGATATCGACGTGGAAAGGTGCCGAGATGTGGTCGGCGAGGGGCAGTGCCGAGGATGGCCCGAAGTAGTAGTCGAAAAAGAGGGCGTAGTTTTCCGGCTGCAGGAGTCGGCGGATGCGTGCCTCCTGTTCGGCCGGCGACTCACGTATCAGGTCGTCGATAGAGGCCGAGCGTATCTGTGCGGAGCGTTCCTCGTAACGCTGGCGGAGGCTGTCGAGTTCTTTTTTGGAGAGCATGGTGATGATGTTTTTTTTTGTGTGTGATGGGAGCGGCAGCCGAGCACGGCTGCCGTAAATGGGGTTAATGGGTTCGGTGGGCTGTGGGCTTGACGGTGAAGACAGAGATGTCCTTCAGCTGGACCGCCGTGAAGTTCTTAGGGAAGACGCCCTTGGAGCGGAGCTCCTTGAAATAATCCTTGGTGAGGAGAGCCGGGCGGCCGTTGATTTTGACGCAGAACACCTGGCAGCCGAGACGGTTGGCGAGGGACTGTGCGTTGCGCCGAGCGCGGCGATAATTGAGCACCGTGATGTGGTGCCGGATCTCGTTGAAAAAAGCTTTAAACATAGGTTAAACTGGGTTTAATGGGTTTGATGGGTTAAATGGGTTTGATGGGGTTAATGGGTTTGATTGACTTGGTCGGAGGTGGCGCGGGCGATTACCTCGTCGGTGGCGGTGCGGACCATTTTGAGGAAATTAAGTGCCGCCTCCTTCTCCTTGCGGGAGCGAGCCTCCTCGACCTGACGGGCGAGGTGGTCGGTGAGCATCTCGTAGGCCTCGAAGAGGTGGGGCAGCAGTTTGCGGCGGTCGGACAGCTTCTCGAAAGCCGCGGCGAGCTTGGAGGCTGCGTCGGGGTTGACCTTCGGGGTGCGTCCGTTCTGCAGATCGACAAAGGCGTCGAGGATGGTGCGTCGCATCTGCGAGACCGAGAGGGTGGCGACGGCCCGGGCAGAGTCGTAGTCGTCGTCCTTGGCCCAGCGGCGGAGGGTGACGATAGAGATGCCGATGATCTCGGCGATGGTGTCGAGGGAGATGCCCTTGACGAAAAGCTCCTTGGCTTGTGCGCGCTTCTTAGCGGCGTCGTTTTTTGACAGTTTTGGCATATCTAATAAAATTTGTGCAAAAGTACAAAGAAAGCCGTCTGCGGCGGCGAAAGGAGACAAGGGAAACTACAACAGTGCGAAGGGTAAGACTTTTTCGGTCCGTGGAAAAAAAAGCCCTTATTTTTGCAAAAAATTTCGAGAACGAGATGGCAAAGAACAAACGAGAACTGCCAGAGAAACTGGCGATAGATTTTGTGATCTGCGACAACACGCTGAACCGTTACCGGTGGAGACTGCTTGTCGAAGGCATAGACCTTGAGGGGTTCCTAAAGAACCCCGTGGCCTGTGTGCAGCACGACACGTGGAGAATGCCCGTCGGCCGCTGGGAGAATGTAAGAGTAGAGAACGGAGAGCTGCGAGGCACCTGTGTGTTCGACCCGAACGACGAGGAGGCCGTGAAGCTATACTGGAAGTATAGAGACGGCTATATGAACGCTGTGAGCCTCCATATCCGTCCGCTGGAAGAGAGCGACGACGCCTCGGTGCTGGTGGAGGGGCAGAAGTACCCGACCGTGACGAAGAGCGAGCTGATCGAGGTGAGCCTGGTGACGGTGCCCGGACAGAAGAACGCCGTGAAGCTGATGAACGACGACGGCAGCGATTACAAATTAGGAGTATTGAACCCGGAAACCGCCGCGGGGATGCTGGCGGGTAAACAAAACGATAAAAAAATGAACAAAGAGACAGACAAGCCGGAGAAGACCGGCGGAGAGCTGGAGGAGCAGAACCGCCAGCTGCAGGCGCAGCTCGAGGAGAGCCGCAAACTGAACGCAAAGAACCTCGTGGCGTTGCACGTGCAGCGCGGCGTGGTTTGTGCGGGCGAAGTCGAGAGCCTCGAGAAGCTCGCAATGAAGGACTACGAGGAAGTGTCGAAGATGCTGGACGCCCGTGAGGTCCCCAGCAAAGGCGAAGGCGAAGGCGAAGGCAAAGGCGAAGACCCGAAGGCCGAGCAAGGCAAGAAGCTTGCCGCCCAGCTGCAGGAGATGCAGGGCGGAGCCTCCAAGGCAGAGGACGAGCGCAAGAGCTGGGACTACCTGGAGTGGACCAAGAAAGACCCGCGCGGCCTCGCCGCTATGGAAGCCAACGAGCCGGACCGCTTCAAGAAGCTGTGCGCAGACTTTGAGGCCGCCAGCCGAGACAAAGGCCTTGCCCTCTAAAGAGAAGTTTAACAACCAACAGAAAGGATAAAAAAGATGAAGAAATTTGCAATGCTGATTGCCCTGGCCGTGGTTGCCGTGGGCTGTGTGCTGGGTGCCGACGCCCAGCTGGACGTTCCTGAAGGTGTCAGCCTGGCCATTGCGCCGCTGGCCACCCAGAAGGCCGTATTTCTGAACTCGCTGAAGGAGGAATACGAGAAAATCGACACGTGGCTGGCGAACGCCGAAGACCTGAGTGCCTTTGTCGTCGATGGCCAGACCATCAAGTTCCCCGAAGGAGGCGCGGACCCCGCCGTGTATAAGAACCGCACGACCGACGTGGACTCTGTGGAGCCGACCGAGACCGTCTATAGCGAAGACCTGGATGTGTACGACTCGCAGAACTACAAGATCCGCAATATCTACCTCCACGCCCTGCCCTTCGACAAAGTGCAGTTCTACACCCGTAAGAGTGCGGACAGCATCGTGAAGAAAGAGATTGCCGACGCCGCCTATGCCTTTGCCCCGATGCAAGCCGGTACCAAGAGTATCGTGATGGCCACCACCGGAGACGCTGCCGACGGCTTCAAGATGCTCACCCTTGCCGACGTGCTCACCCTTGCCCGCCAAGCCGACCGTATGCAGATGCCCGAAGGCAACCGAAACCTGGTGCTTCCGAGCGACTGGTGGTGGGACCTTGTGAACAACAACGAAATCCTGAAGGGACAGCTGAAGTATCAGCAGAACACCGGCGTGATCGACCCGAAGATTGTGAACTACTACGGTATCAACATCCACAAGAGCCTTGGTGACAAGCTGGGTCTGGGTTATGACACGAACACCAGCAAGAAGGCTGCCCAGGGTGCTGCCATTACCGGCACCGTGTGCCCCGCCGCCCTGTTCTTCTGCGGCCAGGAGGTGTACCGCGCCGGCGGCCAGTTCGAGATGTTCTACAAGGACAAATCGGTGAACACCGACGGTCGAGCCTATGAGTTCGGTTTCCAGCACCGCTTCAAAGCCGGTCACCAGATGAGCAACGACCGTTACTGTGGCCTGCTTTACAAGGCAAAGGTAAGCTAAACCCCCTCAAAAGAAAGAGATAATTATGGGAGTCAGAAGGGGCATATATGAGAGCCTGAAGGGGCGGTTGGCCAAGGAGCTGCCCTGGCTCAGGCTGATAGACCTGGACAAAGGACAGGTTGGTCACGGGGAGAAAAACTACCCGATGCCCCTTCCGGCTGCCTATATTAGAGTTGGTCGCATAGACTGGGAGAGCCGTACCGGCATCCAGGAAGGCGACGCAACGGTGTCCGTCGCGCTGGTGTTGGAGCATGTGCAAGACACCTATGACGGAGCCGAAGCCGAGGAGGAGGAGCTGACGGAGCTGGACCGCGAGGAAGCGGTTTATGAGGCCCTGGAGGGCTACAGCAGCTCTGTCCTCAGCGGTATGGACAGACGCGCGACCCTGCCTGTCGAGTATGGCGGGAAGTGGGTGCGCCTGGAGAGTGAGTGGCGCTGCCACGTGGTGCAGAGCAAACCGAGAGGCCAGGAGGCCGGGCTGGTGACACTCACAGTAAGAACCGATAACGAATAACAAAATTATGAGCAAGAAAGAACAGACCAAAAAGACCCAGGAGCAACCCGGCAAGGAGACCCAGGAGCAGTCCAAGGAGCAACTGCAGGAGCAGTCCAAGGAGCAGCTGCAGGAGCAGCCCAC